TAATGGTAGAAGTCGTTACAAACGACAAATGGCGTTTACCTATAGGTGATTACCTAAAAGAAAGATGTTATATATCTGCTGATATTGGTGATAAATTTTCTTATATTGGATTTATAGAAGATGAAAAAATTTTAGGTGGTTTTCTTTTTACAGACTATGATGGCCATAATGTATATGTTCATTTAGCATTAGAAACACCTAGATTATTTACTAGAAAACATATAAAATATGTTTTTGACTATGGTTTTAACCAGTTAAAATGTGGTCGTATGACGGCAGTATGTAGAAACGGCTATGAACGTAATGAACGCATTTTATCTGGTACAGGATGGACAAAAGAAGGTATAGTAAGAAAAGTTATGAAAATTAAAAATGAATTTGTTGATGCGGCAGTTTATGGAATGCTAAAAGACGAATGTAAATGGATTAGGAAATAATATGGGCGGAAAATCACAACCACAAATGCCACCACCAGTAGATCAATCAGTATACGATAAAACAGATCAAGCAGAAGCAGAAGCGGCAAAAGAAAAAGAAAAAATGCTTGGTACAAAAAAGAAAGGTATGTACGGCACAATTCTTACAAGTGGTGAAGGTGTTGAAGAAGATGCAGAAGTTGGTCAAACACTTTTAGGCGGTGGTGTTAAAAAAAATAAAAAATAATGGCTAATTACGAATATATAAAAAAAAGATTAGATAGACTTGGCCAAGAAAGAGGTACGTGGGAAGTCAACTGGCAAGAAATATTAGATTATGTAATGCCAAGAAAAGCAGACGTTGTTACATTAAGAACACGTGGTGAAAAAAGAACAGAAGTTTTATTTGATAGTACAGCTATAACAGCAAACAATTTATTAGCGGCAAGTTTACAAGGCACACTTACTTCGCCGTCATTACCTTGGTTTAGTATAAAATTAAGAGATGAAGAATTAAACGAAGATCGTGATGTACAATTATGGTTAGAAGATACAGCACGTAGAATGTATGATACTTTTAACGAAACTAATTTTAATACAGAAGTACATGAAATGTATCTTGACCTATGTTCTATAGGTACAGCCGCATTGTTTGTAGAAGAAGGTAGTAGAGGTTTTGATACAGACGGTATACATTTTAATTGTTTACATATTGCAGAATATTATATTCAAGAAAGTATAGATGGTAAAGTTGATACACTTTACAGAAAATATAAATTAACAGCAAGACAAGCAGTACAAGAATTTGGTTTTGATAATGTTGGTGAAAAAATACAAACAGCATCTAAAGAAAGACCAGATCATAAATTTAATTTTATACACGCAGTAGAACCAACAGCAGATTATGAAAGATCTACAGGTAAGTCTGCAACTAAATTAAAATTTCATTCGTGTCATGTATGCGAAGAAGATAAGATGGTTGTTAGAACAGGTGGTTACAATGAGTTTCCATATTTAGTACCACGTTGGTCAAAAGCAACAGGTGAAATATTTGGTAGATCACCAAGTTTTAATGCGTTACCAGATATTAAAACATTGAACAAAGCTGTAGAGATAGGATTAAAAGCATGGGCAAAAGCTATTGATCCACCGTTACTTGTACAAGATGATGGTGTTATAGGTAGAGTTAGAATGACACCTGCTGGTATTACAGTTATTAGAAATGATGGTGCTGTAAAACCTTTACAGATAGGAACAAACTGGCAGATTACAGATTTAAAAGAAAATCAATTACGTACTGCAATAAGACAAGCGTATTATTCAGATCAATTACAATTACAAGAAGGCCCACAAATGACGGCAACAGAAGTACAAGTTAGATACGAATTAATGCAAAGACTTCTTGGCCCAACATTAGGTAGATTTCAAAGTGAATTTTTAAATCCGTTAATAGAACGTGTGTTTGGTATTATGTATCGTGCAGGTGCATTAATGAAAGAACCAGATATTATACAAGGTACAAAAATAGATGTAGAATATTTAGGGCCTTTAGCACGTTCACAAAGAATGGAAGAAAGTGTAGCTATAGAAAGATTATATAGTTTAGCTATGAATATTGCACAAATAGATCCTGCTATTATGGATAATATAGACCATGATGAAGCTGTAAGATTACGTGGTAAATTATTAGGTGTACCTAAAACAGTATTACGTGGTAAAGATGATGTAGACAATATGAGAACAATGAGAGCAGAACAAGCGCAAATGGCTCAAATGGCACAAGAACAACAAGCATTAGGTAAAGCACAAAAAGATCAAGCACAAGCGGCAAAAATACTTGCAGATCCAAATGTATCTGGTGGATTAGAAGATACAGTAAATGAAATGGGTATGGAAAATATAGCTAATGAGTATGGACAAGGATCTTAAAAAGATAAAAACAGATTATAGAATTACTTTTGATACACCAGAAGGTAAAAGAGTGTTAGCTGATTTAACGTCAGCTTACTATCATAGATCATCTTATACAAAAGGTGATGCACATGAAACAGCGTTTCGTGAAGGACAACGAAGCGTATTAATCAGAATAATCAACTTACTAAAGGAGGATAAAGATGTCTGATGAACAAATGACCACAAACGACAATCCAGTACAAGAAAACAATACTTTACTTGGATCGGGAAGTGATAATCAAGATTGGAAATCAACACTACCCGAAGAATTAAAAAATGATGCTACATTAAAAAATTTTAATAATGTAGAAGATCTTGCAAAAACTGTAGTACATCAACAGAAAAGGTTAGGTAATACAATATCTATACCTAAAACTGATGAAGAATATAATGATGTATATACAAAACTTGGTAGACCAGAAGATGCTTCTAAATATACAGTAAATATACCAGAAGATTATCAACCGTTCTTTGAACAAAGAAATCTTGAAGAATTTACTAACGTAGCACATAAGATTGGTTTAAGTGATAAACAAGTAGGCGCATTGTTAGAGTATCAAATGAATACTATTAAACATGAAGAAGAAAATGAACCTGCTGAAATATCAAGGCAAAAAGCAGAAACAGAAAGCGTACTAAAGCAAGAATGGGGTTACGACTACGATAAGAAAGTTGCCGCCGCAGATAGAGCATTAGCAGTATATGGTGATGATGAATTAAAAGATCTTATTACTAATTCTTCTGCTGGTAACAATCCTGCTGTTATAAGATTTTTTGCTAGATTAGGCCAAGAAGTAACAGAAGATATGGCACAAAATACACAAAACAATAGATTAAGTGTATCGCCGTTAGATGCTAAAGATGAAATTGCTAAAATTATGGCAGATAATACTCACCCTTACCATAAAGGTGATGAAACTGCTGTTGAAAAAGTTAGACAATTACATGAAAAAGCATATGGTAATTAGTTTAAAAGTGTTGTATAATTGCAACAACTGATTTCGCCCTTTTTGGATAACGAAGCGTTAGCCGATATGGCTTAAAAATTAGGTTTCCCGTTAGGACAAAAACCGATTAATTGGAATATAGTGTAACATAATGTGTGTTATGCTCTCTATTCTGTAACTTTTAATGGAGGAACGACTATGTCAGTTCAAATAACAACTGCTTTTGTAGAACAATACAAAAGTAATGTTTTTCATTTGGCGCAACAAAAAGGTTCAAAATTAAGAGATGCGGTTAGAACCGAAAGTATAGTAGGGAAATCACATTTCTTTGAAAGAATTGGATCAACTGCGGCTGTGAAAAGAACGTCTAGACACGCTGATACACCAAGAGTGGATACGCCACATTCTAGACGAAAAGTAACTATGGATGACTATGATTGGGCAGATCTTATTGACGATAGCGATAAAGTAAGATTGCTTATTTCACCACAATCCGAGTATGCAAAAGCTGGTGCATACGCTATGGGCAGAACAATGGATGACGTAATTATTGCGGCGGCTACTGGTAATGCTTTTGGCGGTGTTTCTGGAGGTTCAACTATTGCACTTCCAGCAGGACAAAAAATTGCACATGGATCAACTGGATTAACTATAGCTAAACTAATTTCTGCAAAAGAAAAATTAGATGCGGCTAACGTAGATCCAGACGAAGGTAGAACGCTTGTATGTTCAGCAAAACAGATTTCTGATTTGTTAGGTACAACGCAAATAACTTCGTCAGATTTCAACAGCGTAAAGGCGTTAGTACAAGGCGATATTGATACTTTTATGGGTTTCAAGTTTATCAGAAGTGAAAGACTTGGCCTAGATGGTAACAGTAACAGACAAGTACTAGCATTCACTAACACATCTATAGGTTTGGCACTTGGTAAAGATATTCAAACAAAAATATCTGAACGAGCAGACAAAAACTATAGTACACAAGTATATCTATGTATGACTATCGGTGCTACGAGAGTAGAAGATGAGAAAGTCATTGAGATTGCTTGTACAGAATAATAGAAGGGAAGGTTTATTATGGCTAGTGTAAAAGGAGTAAATTTTACCAAGAGAACAGCAGAACCAGTAGAAAAGGTTATTGCAAGTCAATCTCATGGTAGATTACGAGTACAATATGATAGTTATGAAGCATCTTCTTTAGCTTCTGGTTCTGATATATCTGTTGCAAAATTACCTGCGGGTGCAATCGTGTATGACATTGTTGTACATTTTGATGCTCTAGGTTCTGCAACGATAGCTGTCGGTGATAGTGCTGATGCGGATAGATACATAACTGCAACTTCGGTTTCTTCGGCTGGACAAATGTCTATGTCGCAAGAAGGCGCAATAGATGGTTTTGGTTACGAAAATACTGCTGAAACAGACATACTTTTAACTACTGGTAGTGCGGCTATTAGTGGTACAGTTAAGTGTGCTGTATTCTACAGTATGGACTAATACTTATAACTAACTTAAAAGGGGCGATATATATTGAATTATTGTCGCCCCTTTGATATATTTATAATATGGCTACAGAAGTATCAATTTGTTCAAATGCATTAAGAAGATTAGGTGATGATCCTATAACTTCATTGACAGATGATAGCGAAAGAGCCAGATTATGTAATTCATTTTATGCAGACACAAGAGATAGTGTATTAAGATCTCACCCATTCAATTTTTCAATAACAAGAACAACTTTAGCACAACTTTCAGACAAACCTACGTATGGTTTTGCTTATCAATATGCATTACCTACAAACCCTTTTTGTTTACGTGTGTTAGAAATGGAAGAAAAAGATTACAAATTTAAAGTAGAAAATTTTGGAACACAAGGTAGAGTATTACTTACAGATCAAGGTACTGCTAACATTTTATATATAGCTAGAATTACAGATACAAACTTGTTTGACGCTATGTTTGTAGACGTATTAACTGCTAAATTAGCTGTAGATCTAGCATACCCTGTAACGAGTAGTATGGCAGTACAAAAACAAATGCAGGATTTATTTCAAAAAAAACTTTCTGAAGCACGTAGTATTGATGGACAAGAAGGATTTATGGATGATCTTGTTTCTGATACATTTACGGACTTTAGAAAATAATGGCAAGAGTACACCCTTTTCAAACTAATTTTACTGCTGGTGAATTAACACCAAAACTAGCAGGTCAAGTAGATTTTAAAAAATACAATAACGGTGTTGAGGAAATGCAAAATATGACAGTATTTCCACAAGGCGGTGCAACAAGAAGATATGGTAGTAGATTTGTTGCAGAAGTAAAAGATAGTAGTAAAGCTACAAGAATAATACCTTTTGAATTTAATATTACACAATCATATATTTTAGAATTAGGTCATCAATATATTAGATTTTATAAAGATAATGGTCAAATAACAAACACACCAAAAAACATAACAGGTGTAACACAAGCAAATCCTGCTGTAGTTACTGTATCATCTCACGGTTATACAAATGGTGATGATGTATGGATTAATAGTGTTGTAGGAATGACACAAGTAAATGGTAGAAGATTTAGAATAGCAAACGTAACAACAAATACTTTTGAATTACAAGGTGTAAATAGTACAAATTATACTGCATACACTTCTGGTGGTACTGCGGCAGATGTTTTTGAAATAGCATCACCATATACAGAAAGCCAATTATACGAAGTAGGATTTACACAATCAGCAGATGTTATGTATTTAGTACATGAAGATGTATCACCTAGAAAATTATCTAGAACAGGTCATACAAGTTGGACTTTAACAGAAGTAGATTTTAAACGTGGCCCATATTTAGATCAAAACACAACAGGCACAACTATGACACCAAGTGGTACTTCTGGTAGTGTTACTATAACTGCATCTTCTAATACATTTGTATCTACAGACGTAGGAAGATTAATTAAATTTAATGGAGGTCATGCTAAAATTACAAACTTTTCTTCTGCAACACAAGTAACAGCAACTACAACAGATAATTTTAGTGGTACAGGAGGAACAACAGATTGGTCATTAGGTACATTTACAAGCACAAAAGGTTTTCCTAGAGCAGTATCATTTTTTGAACAAAGATTAGTTTTTGCTGGTACTACATCTTTTCCACAAACTATATTTGCAAGTGAAAGTGGTTTGTATGAAGAATTTGATGTAGGTTCTGGTAACGCCGCAGATGCATTTATTTATACTATAGCCGCTAATAGAGTAAATGTTATTAGATGGTTAGCACCTGCACGTGATCTTATTGTTGGTACAGTAGGTGGTGAATTTAAAGTAGGTAGACCAACAGGTGAACCTTTAAAACCAGATAACGTACAAATTACACAACAAACTACATATGGTGGTTACACTACACAACCTATACAAATAGGTAACGCAGTATTGTTTGTACAAAGACAACAAAAAAAAGTTAGAGAGTTTGCATACAGATTTGAAAGTGATGCATATTTAGCACCAGATATGACTTTGTTAGCAGAACATATAACAGGCAAAGGTATTGTAGATGTAGACTATGCACAAGAACCAGATAGTATTTATTGGGCTGTTAGAAAAGATGGCGCATTGTTAGGTTTGACATATCAAAGAGAAGAAGATGTTATAGCATGGCATAGACACATTTTAGGTGGATCATATGGCCTTACATTTAATGGCGCATCAGACGTTACAGATAGTGTAACAGATAGTAATAATAATGGTTTTGTTACAATAACTAATCATGGTTTATCTACAGGTGATAGAGTTACATATAGCGCAGGTGGAGGTACAAAGTTAGGTGGTCTTGTAGATGGTCAAGATTATTTTGTATATGTAAAAGATGCTAATAATTTTGAATTTGCAAAAACATACGAACAAGCAATAGATAGAACAATAGTACAAATACAAGATGGTGTTGGTGCTAATCATTCTGTAAAAGCACAAGCACAAGTAAAATCAGTATCTACAATATCAGAAGCTAGTGAAAACCAAACTTACATTGTAGTTAGACGTAGAATAAACGGTAACATTGTACAATATGTAGAATATTTAGATGAGTTGTTAAAAGTAGATAGTGGTTTAGCAGGTACAGTAAATGGTTCTAGTACAAGTATTACAGGTTTAGATCATTTAGAAGGTGAAGAAGTACAAATACTTATAGGTGATGCTGTATTTCCTAATCAAACAGTAACAAATGGTGCTATATCTGTTAGTCTAAATAGTGCAACAGGTTTTAAAAGTATTGAAATAGGTCTTGCATATACATCTAAAATTAAGACTATGAGAATTGAAGCAGGTGCAAACGCTGGTACTGCACAAGGAAGAAAAAAAAGGTATAATGAAGTTATGGTAAGATTACATAAAACTATTGGTATAAAGATAAATGGCGATCAATTACCATTTAGAACATCATCTATGCATATGGGCCAAAATGTACCAGAATTTACTGGCGATAAACGTGTAACTAATTTAGGATGGGATAGAGATGGACAAATAGAAATTTTACAAGAACAACCGTTACCAATGACGGTCTTGGGTATAACAGGAACTTTGGTAACAAGTGATTAGGAAGGATATATAATATGGCGTGGTTTGTACCAGCAATGATGGCGGCTTCAACTGCTATGACTATTATGGGGCATAGACAGAATATAAAAAACATGAAGGCCAACGCCGCATGGAAAAGATACGAGAATACATTACAGCTTGAATACGACAAACAAAAACTGTTTAAAAAACAAGCAAAATTATTTAGTGAAAAAAGAGCAAGAGTAGGTGCTAGTGGTATACAATTTACAGGATCACCATTACTAACTGCAAAAGCTGATTTAGAAGAATTTGAAAATGATTTGTTTTTTTTAGAGAAAGGAGTGTTTGTTAAGAATGCGGCCATGAATGCAGAACTTACTGGTATGATAGCTAGTGAAACATATAAAATGGGTTCTACATTGTTAGCGGCTGGTGTTAGTTATGATACTTACAAAACTAACAAGGCGTTAGCTGAAAAAGGTCTATAACAAATGTATAAAATAAAGGTATGGGATGTGGACACGTTAATATTTGAAGGATACAGTAAAAAGATACCAAAAGAAGGACAAAACTTTGAAGCGTGGACAGTTAGTAAAGATGCTAATGGATCTGTTGTAAAAGCAGAATACAGCCCAGCAAGATATAGGATAACATATGAAGATACCAAGGTATAGTGGAACAGATGTAAATATTAGTAGTGGTAGATCTTTAACTACAGGGATTGGTAGTAGCCAAGGTCTTGTAGATATAGGTAAAACTGCTATCAATGCAGTAACACAATACGCTAATGCTAAAAACAACTACGACAGCAAAATGCGTAGATTAGAAATAAATACTAACGTATCTTTATCTAACACACAATTTGGTGGTAGCAACCAAGCATATGTTGATAGTTTAAGAAGTAGAGATGATTATTTAACACCAGATAATTGGTTAAATGATTATGAAAAACAATTTAAAAAACAAGAATTAGAATATAAAAAACAGTTAGATGAACAAACATTTAAAGAGTTTAGTCCATTGTTTTATGAAAGTTATTTTACAACTAAATCTGCTATTGTTAATAAAATTGCAGATCAAAAAGTTATAAATGCACAAATAGCATTACATGGTGAACAAGATCTTTTTAAAAGTAAAATAGAAACAGCTACAAGTTTACCTGCAATAAAATCTGCATATACACAGCATAAAGATTTAACATTAAAAAAAGGTGTAACAACAGAATTATATAATAATGAAACTTATAGAACTTTAGTAGATGAAACTAAAACTTATTCTAATGCTAAATATATAGAGTTTCAATTATATAACGGCGCAAAATTAATTACACCAGATGGTGATACAGAAATAAATTATAAAGAAGCATATGAAAGAGCAAGAGATAAAAATTTTTCTATAACAGATATTGATGGTAATGTTTTAACACCAGATGATGACAAACGAAAAGAAATAATAAAAGCATTAAAAACATTATCAGATGACCAAGATAAAGTTATTAAATCACAAAAAGAAGAAAAAGATAAAGTAAAAAAAGAAGAATTTACTGATGTTATATTAGGTGTAATGGCAAACGATAAAACAGCATTAAATAAATCAAAAACATTTTATCAAGATTTAGCTAACAGCGATTTAGAAACAAGTGATAAAATAACATTAAGAAATGCATATGAAACTTCTTTAAAAAATTTATCTGCTGGTACTAACTCTTATGATAGTCCACAAGGTGTTGCCGCAAAATCTGTAATGACAACATTAGTTTATAGTGGTGTTATAGATACTAAACAAGAAGAAAGCATAATTTTAAAAATGATGGGTGATGGTTTACTAAAACCAGAATACGCAACAAAATTAATAACAGACGCTAGAACAATGGCAAAAGATAAAAATAGTTACAAAAAAACATTAGTTAAAAATGCAACAAGAATGTTAATGAAAGAAATAGGTGTACCAGATAAAGCGGCTATGTTTCAAAAAATGGAAAACATACCACCAGAACAAGTTATTCCTACAATAGTAGGAATGTTAGGAACTGATAATTTAAGTGTAGAAGCATACAATGCTATGAACAATCTTAATGAACTTATAGCACAAGGTGAAAGAAAAGGTTTTAGTTATGAAAATATGTTAGCAAATCCTAGATCAGAAAATTATATACTTAATGATGTTATAACAGTTTACAAACCTAATATAGATGAAATGAAAATTAATAATCTAAAAACTAAAATAGATATATTAGATAAACAAGTTGGTGGTAAAGAATTTAAAACACATTACATTGTACCATCTACATATTTTAACAACAAAACTCCAAAAGGCGGTAATGTTGTAGTGCCACCAAGATTAGAAAACGAAGATATACAATCATACATACAAAGATTACAAAAAAAAGGTATTACAAAAGAAAGTAGTATGCCTTCAACTATGACAGATGTATTTCTAAATGATGATGATTTTGGCAATATCTTTATAACGAATGAATAAATATGAAACTAACTGCAACACAATTAAGACAAGCAGGTTTTGATGAAGAAACTATTTTAAGTCTTATAGAAGATCAAAGACCAATATTAAAACAAGCTGGTTTTTCTGATGTAGAAATAAATAAAGAATTTGGTATAGCACCTACTCATAGTAACTCTTTACTAAATGAAGATATGCAAGAACCTGCATATGAAAATCAAAAGTTATTAGGTAGTAAAGATGAAATAGAAAAAAAAACTGATAACGAACTATCACATACAAATACACAAAATAATATAAAAAATAACAAAACTGCACATAGTAAAACATTTGATATGTTGAAAGAGGTAGATCAACAAAACATTGTACAAAAAATAGACGAAGCATATAAATTATTTAAAGATGATGGGGAAGGTCGTGTTGGTTTTATAAATGATTGGATGGAAAACTCTTATCCAAATTTAACATATGATGCTAAACAGTTTTATACAAATAGAGATCTTACTGTAGCAGAAAGTGCAGTAAACGATACACAAGTAAAAGACAGTTATTTAGATAATGAAACAAAAAGATTAATATTAGAAGGTAAAATAGGTTTTGATGCAGAAACCAATAGATACATAACAAACAAAGAACATTTAGATCAAGTAGCAGAAGAATTAAAAAATAAAGATATAGAAGATTTTATTAAAGAAAATACAGACAAAGACGTTAAATATTTACACACACAATTTACTACAGGTAAGCATACTAACAATATGTTAGAACACGTAAAACAATATTTTGGTGTTGATGACATTGCGGCACAAAATTTTAATGAAGCTGTAAGTGCATATAGTTGGTTAGAAAGTGATAATAGAAATATTATAGGTTATGATGGTAATGCGGCAGGTTTATTTCAAATAAGAAAAAATACATTACCTGTAGCTGTACAAAGATACATAAACATTATGACACGTAATGATCCTACGTATCAAGTACCTGTTGAATTAGAATTAGCTTTAGAACATAAAGATGTTACAGCATTAGATCCAGATTTACAAAGAGCATTAACAATGGCTTATTTACTTGAAACACCTGCTAGTGAAAAATTTAATAGAATAGGAACAGATGATATTATTAAAGCAGGTCTTAATGGTGATGTTAATGCATGGAAAACTTTATATAGAGAATATCATCATGCATCATATGAAAAATTAGAAGATGGTACATATAAATTAAGAGATTTACCTGCATTAGATGCACGTATAGAAAAAGCATTTGATGTATGGGGTAAACTATACGAATATGAAACACCGCAAATGGGGTTCTTTTCTTCTGATAGTACAGTTGCAAAAGCAATACGTAAATTACCTTATGGTGGTAAATTTATTACAGCGTTTGGTGGTGAAAGTAGATACAACGTATTTAGTAATGGATATGCCTTATCTGTTAATGGTCTTATAGATAGATACCACCAATTAATTACAGAAGATAAAATACCACCTAAAGAAGCATTACAAAAAGTATTTATGTATCAAGAACAAACTTTTAGCAAAGAAGTTATACAAAGTGCCGTTACTCTTGTTAATGACTTACCTTGGATGGCGGCAGGATGTTTTGCGGCGGCAGGTGCAACTATAGCAACTACAGGCCCTATGGGTGGTATAGCCGCCCCTGTAGTGTGCGGTGCTGGTGGTTTTGCTATACCAGAAGCATTACGTGATAGTTACATGAGAGCCATAGATAGTGGTGAAGTAAATGATTTTAATGAATTTTTAGAACATTTTATGGATGTTAAAACTGCTATAACTGCTGGTAAAGGTGCTGTAATAGGTGGCGCAACATTTGGTGCTGGTGCAAAAGTAAAACAACTTACTGGTAGTACAGCCGCTAGACTAGGTACAGAAGTTGTAACTATGACTACATTAGGTGCGGCCCTAGAAGGTCATGTTCCTACAGCTAGAGATTTTGCACACGCTACTGTTCTTATATTTGGTATACATGGTTCTATTGCTGGATTACGACACATAAAAAATATGTACAGAAAATATAGTGTACATCCAAAAGACATAGTTAGATTAGCAGAAGAAAATGGTGAATTTAGAAAACAAATTATGAATATAGAAGAACCATCTATATTTCAAAATGGATCAAAAACAGTATTACAAGGTCTTGAAAAAGAAACTAATATAAAATTATTACCACCACCTAAATTTAAAAATAATGAAGTAGTTAATATAAGTGTAGAAGGTACACAACAAGGTAAAGTTGTAGGTAAAGAAGTTTTTGGTAATGATAATGTATTAATTATACAAAAAGCAAATGGTGAAAAGATACCTGTACTAGAAACAGAAGCAAGAAAGATAGATCCTATACCTGTAGAAGCAAAAGTAAATGGTGATAAAATAGAAATAGCTAACAAGCAAGACAATACATTTAAGTCAAAACAAGAAAACGGAGTTTTTAGCAAAGAAATTGTAGAACTTACAAAAGATAAAGATGGTGCATTTGTTGTAGACAATAGAGGTACATATAAATCTACACCATTACAAGCTGTTTTAGATACAGGTAAAAGAGTACTTATAGAAACTACAGACGGCAAAGTATCTACAAATAAAAATTTATTAGTTAAAAATGAGTTTTATCCAAAAATATCTAAAATACTAAAAGACAGTAGAATAAAAGAAATGGAAGGTAAATTTAAAACTTCTAACGAACTTATATCAAGAGTATTTAAAGGATTATCTACTAAACATAAAAAAGTAACAGTTGTGTTTGCGGCAGATAAAGGAGGCAAATCATACGGTAAAGATGTAGATGTTATGGTTGGTAGAATAGGTAAAGAATACGTAGAATTTAGTAGGAAAGCATATAACGAACTTATAAAATTTACAGACAAAGATGGTAAAATTAAAAAAGCAGAAATGGTAGGTAATACTGCTGATGCACCTTTAGCATTTATACATCCAGAAACTAGAAATCTTATAGCATTATTAATGCCTAGAAGAATAGACAATGGCCTAAAAGCACAAGCAGACAGATATTTTAAAGATCATAAAATAAAAGAAGATATGGATGGTATGCATTTTGATAGAGTAAACAATTCTAGATCTGGTGATAACTGGGGTATACCAAATGAACCATATGGTGAAACAAAAATAAATGTAGGTGAAAATAATGCACCTTGGAAAAGGTTTTACAATTCACCTAGAGGTTTAGATCTTATTGATCTTGTAGAAATGTATAAAGTTTTTGTACAAAAATCACCAGAAATAAATAAATTACCAGAAGGTTTAAATGGATATTTTCAATTTAAAGGAAAACAATCACCACGTATTGTAATAAACGAAGCATTACAAAAAAAACCAGAACAATTTACTATGACTATGGCACATGAGTTAGGCCATCTTATAGACTATTTACCAGATGCTAGTTTAAAAAGAGGTAACATATTAGGTTCTATTGCATCTCTAAAAGGTTATATGAACAAATGGATAGCTGGTAAGAATGACGGCGCAAAACCATTAGATCCAAAAGAAATAGCAAAGATGAAAGTAGAAGCAGAAAAGATTGCTAAACGTAATGAAAAAAACACAAACAAAGAAATACAAGAAGATTTAAAAGTAACGCCAGAAACTATACTACAAATATTTAAAGATCCTAATGCAAGAGAAAAAATAGATCCTGCATTCTATAATGCATTTATTAAATTAAGTGGCCCATTAAAAAAAGAAGTAGTTAAAGATGCTATGAAAGGCATGATGAACCATCACATGAAAGCTATAGCAGATCAGATTAATGGTAGAAAAGTAGATCCTAAATTATCAGAAGAAGCTAATAGAATATTTAAAGAAATGTTTGAAAAAGAACTAAAAGATAGAGGATTAGTAAATGTTGAAATGATTACTAAAGAATTAAAAAATGTATCTGCAAAATGGAAACCTTTTGATAGAGCCGCAAGTCCAAAATACACAAAATATAGAGATGGCCCTAGAGAACTTATGGCAGATTTTATGATGGCAT